AAACAGGAAGATTGCGATCTTCTATTACAGGTCTTGTAGATGCTCCTCTGGGTTCTCCTAGGGTAGTACTAAGAGCAGGCGGATCTACCTCTGGATCAGATGTGGATTATGCTGAATTTGTCGAATTTGGTACTCGGTTTATCAGGCCTCGTTTGTTTTTGGGTCGGGCTGTCAACGCAGAATCTGAACGTCTTCCTGATCGGTTATCTTCTCTTCTTAATGTTGCTCTGGGAGCAGATTGATGGCTGATATCATACATGTACAAGTATTGTCTAGATTAAAGACTTTAACAGCTGCTGATTTTTCAAGCGGTTTTTCAGGTCTTGATCTATCCGGTCGTGTTGTTATTGGTGCTGTTCTCAATGCTCCTCAAGTGCCCTCTGCTAGTATCGTTTTTGTCGATACCATAGAACAGCAGGGAAGAACACTAGGAAGATATATAGGAGAGTCTGTATATCAAATTGTATGTTATGCAGGTGGAGATGTTCTGGAAACTAGAATAAAGAATGCCATGAATCTAGCCGGAGATATTCAAAAAGCAATTACTTCAGATCGTACACTTGGACTTTCTGGTCTTACGCAAGATGTAATTGTTAATTTTACTGCTCTTGATGGTGAAGAATATGGTATATCTAACACTGGGATCTCATTATTAGAGGTGAGAGTATCCCATCAATCTCAATTCGGTGTATAGATGAGTTGGTACGATGAAAATTATAAAAGAAGAATACCCATTGTTGTAGATGGTTCTGGTCACACAGGAGCAAACGCACAAGTCGTATTCAATGTTCCTAGTGATTACGATGATTTCTGGCAAAATATTAGAAGTGATGGAAATGATATTGTAGTCACAGATAAAAGTGGTGATACAAAAGTAGTCTTTGAAAAGGGATTTGTATTTTCAACTAGAACACTATCTATAAAAGTATTCCAGATTCTAACAGATGAAGAAAGCTCAATGCATGTTATCTATTTGTATTGGGACTTTGAAACAGAAGCAACCGATCATGGGACCTCGGTTACAATCGTATCTTCTCTAAATGGATACATTTATTTAGGTGCCCCGTTTGGTAATGTCGTAAACTTTCAAAGTAGATCAGGATTGTCTACTGTACCTACAACAATCTTTCAAAAAGATCCAGATGAAGAAATAGATGTATGGTTTCCTGCCTCTCAGTTACTGGCTCCAAGATCATTACCATTTAATGAGAGATTAGATTTCAAGGGGATCAGTAGTACAAAAGTAGAAGTCTTAGACAGTACACCAACAAATCAAACAGCCATGTTTACATTGGGAGACACGAGGGTTATAAACGGTTGGATCCGATATAGGATCAAAGCAGGATCTGCAAATACTGATTATGTTATTAGGAGTATTGTTGTAACTACAGACTCAGAAAAATTAATTCAAAGTGCTTTATTACAAGTACGCAAACTTTTACCATCTTAGGAGGTTGCCATGCCATTACAATTCGGTCGCGGTGCATTTATTAAATTAGGAGAAGAATCAACATATGGAACTATAGCGGGGGCTATGGGTGTTGATAATAGAATCATCTCTGCATCTTTTCAAAAGACACAAGAGAAGGAAAGAAAAACACATCTATCTCAATCCGGTGGTGGTGGTTTTCAGAATGGTCATTTTGAAGCCTTCCTTAATTGCGGCGGTTCTATCGATCTTCCTTTGCTTTATGAAGGGACAGGAATGCTTTTAAAGGCTGCTGTAGGTAATGCAACGACTTCAGGCGGTGGACCTACTTATGAACATCTTTATATTCCAACTGCTGACGGTACAGTGCCATCTTTATCTATTGCACTTCAAAGAGGCACAGGGATCAGCAACTCAAAAGAGATCTTCTTAGGTTGTAAGGTTGCAAGTATGAATATCTCAGGATCAGCAGGAGAAGAGATCACTGCTTCATTTGAGATTATTGCACAGGATTCACAAACAAGAGCAGCAGCATTAACTTCATCATTCGGATCTGGTCGTCAAATGTTTCATTTTGAATGTGGTAATCTTTCATACAGTGGAAACAGTTTCGCAATGAAGTCTTTTGAATTCACACTTGATAACAAGTTAGAACGTCGTAACGTATTAGGAGATAAGAAGACACTTGAACCAGTTGTATCTGATGTTAAGGACGTTACTTTATCAGTTACTCTAGAGATGGAAGACAATCTATTGTTTGATAACTTTATTGCAGGAACACAATCTGATGCAGTTTTTACTTTAACAAATAGTGACGGCGATGCGTGTGAGATAACAATCAGAAACGCGTACATTGTTGATTATGATGATGCTATCAATACCTTTGGACCCATTGAAAGAACAATGACCTTTGTAGGTGAATCTGATGCGGTAGATGAAGCAATACAGATCAAGATAACAAATCAGCAATCTTCCGCTGTTGCTAATTAATGATCTCTAATCTGATCAAAAGAATTTTGAAGAAATTAGAATGTAATCTCAGAGATCTAGAACGATACTCTGGGATTGAGTATTCTGTTTTGTGGAGAATGCTGAACAACAATCAAGATCCTACAGACTGGGAGATCCAACAATTAGAAAAGGTATTATCTGAGAAAACAGATTATAAAAAATCATACATAGATAAAAGATTAAAAAAATACAAGGCAGGTGTATATTATGCAAATATTAAAGGAGATCGCTGAGGCATCTACGTTTCAAGTAGAATGTTTTGGTGGTAAATTGCTTATAGAAGGAAGAATATTAACAGCCCCTGAAATAGAACAGATCGGACTGGGTTCTTCTCTTTTGGCTCAAGAGGTCTTGATGAATAACAAACAGCAAGGTCTTAGTAACATTGATCAGATAAGAGAAAAAGCAGACAAAGAAGGCATGGAAGGACTAGACGAAACAGAACTTCTTAGACTTCTGGACTTTGCAAAGTCTATACGACCAGAAACGATGGCAAGGATATCAGAAGATCAAGATAAGATTCTTTGTAAGGTTATCAAAAGAGCCTCTCAAGATGGTGTAACTTGGGAAAATATAACTCTGTGTCATGCTATGGAACAAATGAACGCAGATCAAAATGTTCTATGGGTAGGTGTATTCACTTCAGAAGATCGTAACAACATTATAAATAAAGCGATGCAGGGGCAACAGGAGGCAATAGAACGGTTACAACGATTTCAAGGATGATCCAAACTATGTGTTTCTTATTGATCTCGTTGCTCGTACATATGGAAAACTTCCTAGTGAGGTTCTTAGGTTGGATTTTGATGACTTATATATATGCGTACATTGCATTATACAAAGGTCGAAACGGTTTAATAAGATTCTGAGGAAGCAGAGCAAAGGGAAAAATAGCATGCTCTTTCCAATTATTAATCTCTCAGATCTTACTGATATGATATAATAGGATGCAAAGAGGTTATCATGGCTCAAAATCTAGTAGAATATATTCTTGACATAAAGACCAAAGCAGCCGAAAAAGGTCTGGACGATGTTGTTGATGCCTTGGAAGATGTTGAGAAGAGACTGAAAAAAACAAAAAAAGAAAGTTCAGAAACTGTATCAGAGTTTGAAAAGTTTAAAAAAGCCGCTAAATCAGTGGCTAAAGTTGCGGCTGTTTTGGCTGTTGTGGGAGCGGCCGTTTTGGCAGCAGGAAAAGCGGCATTTGATGCATCAAAAAGAGTAACTGATCTAGTAAACGAGTTGAATGATTTGTCTGTTAGAAGCGGTGTGTCTGCTAAAACAATACAAGGATTAAGACAAGCCCTTTTATCCAGTGGTCAATCCGCTGAAGGTCTAACTGAAATACTCGGTGCAATATCAGGACAGTTTGCACAACTAGGAGCTGAAGGATCAGCGGTTGAAAAAAAGTTCCTTTCTTTTGGTGTTGCTGTAAGAGATACAAATGGAGACCTACGATCAAACAATGATATTCTTCTAGACTCTATCAAACTATTACAAGGAATCTCTGATTCTTCAGAACGATCACGGGCTTCTGTTGCTTTATTTGGTGAAGCAGGTGCAAAGTTAAATCAAGCACTTGCAGCAGGTGATTTCGAAAAGTTTCTATCATTTACTGAAAAATTTGGAGTTGATGCAGGACCTGAAGCAAGCAGAACAGCAGCACGTTTTCAATTCGCATTATCAGGGCTAGGAACAGTTTTAGATGGTACATTGCAAAAGTTTGTAACTGCCACAGATGGACAAAATAGATTTATAAGCAGCATGATCAAACTCGGAGGATTGTTAGCATTTACAGGATCACTTATAGAATCGTTTTCAAGTGAAATATCTTTCTTAACAGATAAATTTCTAGACCTGCTAAGATTTGGAGTAAAACAAACAATACTTGTACTAACTGGACCGTTCGCTCTTGCTATAGGATCAATAATTAACAATTTAGAACTGTTTGGAATACAAGTTGATTTTGTGAACAAAGCTATGTCTAGTCTTGCAAATTTCACAATTGAAACAGTAGATCCTACAAATAGACTATCAAACGCAATAGACAAAGCCAAAGCAGATTTTAAAGAATATACTGAATCAATGGAAGGTGTTAACATTAACTTAAATAGTATGCAAAACGGATTATTAGAAACATCTTCTGAAATGCAAGATCTAGGAAAAGCAACAGAACAAGCTACAGAAAAGATTAGGACTTTAAATGATGTTGTTAATGATTTGCTAGATCGATTTGTATCTTTTGATATCGCTAAATTTGTATCTGATTTTGCAATTGGTTTTGCTGCTATTGATAAGATTATAAACAAATCATTTGATGGATCTAGGATTGATCTATTTGCAAATACACTGAGAAAAAAGTTATTAGATACAGTTACACTTGCAGATGTTGATCTAGGTGGTACTGGAGAGATAGTAATAGAAGCAACTAAATTTACAAGATTTGAAGAGTTTATTAATAAAATGAAGTTGGGTGTAGCAGAGATCTTTTCTATTGCTGTAAAGGGTCTAGGTCGGTCCGTGTCTAGAATATCGGGAGCATTAAGCAAAGGACTTTCAACAGGTGCAGCTTTGGCAGTTACAGGCGTTCTAGCAGTTCTTAAAATTGCTGAGGGTCTAGGACAAAGAGGATCTACTATTGCAGAGATAGAAAGGAGTGTTGAGGAAGATATCAGGGCAAGAGCAAAGGCTATAGAGTTGGGTTTGCGTGCATTGCCTAGGATACTTTTCAAAGTGTTACCTCCTCTCTTTGTTGAGTTTGCGGATCGTGTTGTATTTGGATTCTTTAAAAGCATCGCTGAATTTGTTAATATTCTCAAAGACTTTTTTAGATCCATCTTTACAAGAGAAGGAAGACAGGAGAGAAAACAAGCAAGAGACAGAAGACAGGAAGCAAGAGGAGAAGAGTTTAGAAGAAGATTAGAACAACTTGTCAATATTGCAGGATTCAGATCAGGCGGTCGGTTTCTTCCTTCTGCTCGTGGTGGAATTAAATTCACAGGAATGCAAGATCAAGGGCTTGCCATGTTGCATCGTGGTGAATTTGTCGTGCCAGAAACGGGTCAAATGCCGCAAGCAGTACAGAGAACTATGGGCATGGGTCAGGGTGGTATGACTATTAATATTAATGCTGCTGTAGTGGAATCGAATGCTATTGATGAATTGGTTAGGCAAATAGAAAGAAGGTTTCAAACATTTGGATCTTCTACTTCTCCCTTATTTGGAGGACGATGATATGGGCAATGCAAAGTTTTATTATTTCCCTGAGCCTGATGCAAGGCAACTCAGAACGATTGATCTTGGTGAGAAACTAGGAGAGTTGTTTTCAGAGTTTCAATATGATGTAGCAGAGAGTATTTCTAGAGGTGGAAGAAGATATCTATCGCACGGATTGCAAAGGGAGTTTGTAACGATTCAACGCGATCGTATGATACTCGGAGAAGATGTAGCTATACAACTCGAATCAATGCAAAATCATCTAGATCGAGGCGGTTATGTTTCTTTTTGTGCTGATTCAGATAAAGCCTATATTCATCCTTTTCTTAATACAGTCGAGCAGGAATCTGCTACACAATTATTTGGATCAAATCCTTTTAAAGATATTACAGGTGCAAATCTTCCTGTTACAGGTGATTACGTAACAATACAGACAGATTCACCTACATCCATCATTGAAAAGTCAAAGATCGCAGGTGTTGACAGCTCCTTCTCTTCTTCAACGGGTGGGAATATTACATTCAATCCTAAGATGGTGTATACATATCCAGAAAGAGCATTTCTTAGATATTATAGATTTTGGCCTACATTAAGACGGGCAGCCTCTGACATAGGACAGAATATCATAACAAATGAGAACGGTCGTTTATTTTCTTTGAATGTACGATTATATCTAGATACACATACATTATTTAACTTCCATTCTGGGTTTGATGGTATTGATCGATCTCCTAATTTTGGACCTCAAGGGGTTTCTGTTGCTTCAGGTGGTGCAAATCCTTTTGCTGCTATTGATACTACAGGATCTTTACATGGTGAAGACGGTTTGTTAGCTATATATATGGGCTTAACAAATAGCGGAGGTTTCAAAAAACAATTATGAGTTGGGATCTTGAATTTGTCGGGTCTTTGAATAGATCTTCTCTATATGTAAGGTATAGATTAGAGTTTATTGGTGTTCTTAATTCGCTTGGAGAACCGTTTTCTGTTGAAGATGATGCTGGTAATATTCAGATCGCTAGAGGTTCTGTCAGGATAACAGGATCGAGGATCATTCCGCAAAGGTGGTCTGTGTCTTTTGGTGGTTTCTCTCTTCAGTTGTCAGGTGATATTAGATCAATATTGCCAAAGATGAGAAGAGGACAGATCGCGGTTCTTCAATGTTCAATCAATAGACAAGGATTCAGAAACCTAGCAATAGGATCATTAGATACGATATCAGGGCAAAGAGGTCTGTTTACGTTGGGTTTTAAGGATCTGTTATCTGCTTTGCAAACATCACTTGATACCAGAGCTGGAACAGTTT